GCAAGCTCCTCTCGCGCCGGAGGATATACCGGATTCCCGATTCCATTCCATATCTCCTCAGTGCTGGTTGCAGCAGATGCGATATAAAATCGGTCTGAAAGACCTTGCTTAGAAACCATGTCTTTAAAAATAAATTCTGCCATTGGTGAGCGGCAGATGTTGCCGTGGCAGATGAAAAGTACTTTAATCATAGTTTTGTTTCTCCTTCTTTTGCCCCGGAATGCCCTGTTTTGCAAGGGGTTATGGGGTTATGGTAAAATGCTCTGAAATTACAGATTGTGGCAAAACAGAGCAGAATTGAGCATGTTGTTACTACTTGTTAGTAGTAAAATTAGTAGTAAAAGGAAAATGTTTACTACTAAGGGTTTTTATTTTATTTTCCAAGACGCACCTCTGTTACTACTAACCCTCTCAATTATTCCTTTCTCTGACAAACTGTTTAACACATTTAAAACTGTTTGTTCTGAACAAGATAACAATTCTGAAAGTTGTTTCCTCGTAACTGTAGAATCTTTTCTAATTGCATCGAGGATTATTTCTTCTCTTCCACCAATTTCACAATTACATATTGGGCATTTGTTCTTTTTGTCGGAAGCACCATGATAATGGCAATTATTGCATCTAACCTTTTCAGTTCCTATCTGTTTTTCTAGGTCATCAGAAGCATTATAACCACTTTGTGTAACTCGGTATAAAACATTGTCATCTGTTTCAATTAGCCCATAAGTTTCTAATTTTTTAAGTGCTTCTTTCCACCTTGCAATTGTTCTATTATCTAATGAACTGCAATCAACAAAATTATTGCAATCTATTAAAATTGAATACGATTCTAACGATGTTGAAATTTGCAATATACCTGAAGCATTACAAACAGTAACTAACAACGCAATTGCATCCCTTCCTAACTTTACAGTTTCCTCGGCATTATCTTCTTTAGGAAGTACAACATACTTATCCAAGCGTAAATTGATTTGTTCATAAACATCATCTGCCGGAATATTTCTATCCGAAATAATATGTAAAAACAAACCTATTTCATCTTTTATCCTTGATATCTTTTTCAACTCTTCTGACTGACTACTTACAGTTTCTGGTGGTAATGATTTTATTAACTCAGAAACGTTGTTATATTCATCATTCCAATATTTAATATATACTAGCTGCTCCTTTGTTCCAAAAATATTAATGTCATCAGCTAACATTATCATTGTTTTACTCAACCAATCGTCCTCTTTCATAAGTTGAATCACTTCATACATACATGCAACAGATTTTAAGTAATTATCAGAAATAACAAGAATCGCAAAATCTTGTGTTCTTATACTCTTCATAAATGTAGTTATGCTTTCCCATGCCCCAATTTCTTTTGTATCTCTTTTTATTTCTGCTCGTCCGCCAATTTTAACTTCCAATTTATTGACTATATCGCTTTTATCTCGTTTATATGAAATAAAGACTGTAGGTTTTTCCATTTTATCCCACCTCCCCTATTGTTCAAGATAATTCTGCAAATCGCGATAGCATACTCGATGCGCTGATAGCAAATCCTTTTGATTCTTTAGTAAACTCATACTGTCCTAACGTTGTGTTATACTTTCTTCCATCATACTGATCTACAAAAATCGCATTATAGAATTTATCTATCATTTCATCAGTTGTTATTAACGTTTTTCCTTCCTCTTTTGTAAATGACTCATCGCGATTTAACATGTTTTCCAACAAGCGATTGTCATTATCAAAATCTAATAATTCTTTTAAAGGCTCGCTGTTATGTCCATTAATAAATTGATCATATTTTGAAATATCAGCAATCTTCAATCCTATTAGCAAAGGTACTATATATATCAGGATAATTTGTCGACCTTTACCATCAGGAAACATAAAATCATATTTTTCACTATCGTGAGTCGGCTCATACACTGCAGCTTTAATCTGTGAATAAAATCGTGTTATTTCGCGCAATTCAAAATTATACATGTTTATGATTCTTTTTGTTACTATATCAACATAATATCTAGATTCAAGCCCAATCTCACTATAAAATTTTTCCATATTAGCAGGCGGCATAGAAATTCTCAAATCAAAAAATCTATCTAAGTATCTACAAGAATCAAAATCCGCACCATAATATTGTTTTATTGTATGTTGCAACTGTTCCAAATTAATAGAAAACACAAATGTAATTCTATCATCAAATATATAATGCTTTATTTGTTCAAGAAGATGAACTGCAAAAGTTGGTTTACATCTATCTAATTCATCAATAAATATAATTAATCTATTTCCTCTTTCTACCAATATACTAGCAAAAAAATCTTTAATTTTTTGTTCTACATCTTTCTCTTCTTTAAACTTTTTAAATGGATCTTCTGATGTAAGAGCATCCTTTATTCCATTTATATTATGACCACTTATTGCCTCAATAATTGCTCCTGCTGTTTTGACAACACTTATATCGGACAATGAAAAATCAACACTTAGCTGCTTCGTAATCTCATAAATTAATGATAGCACTGGCTCAGTGTCATTATCATTTTCCCATGCATCGTAATATACGGCTATACTATAATTTTCATTTTCTTCGTCATTTTTAGAAAAAGGAAGTCTAACAGTAGCTTTTGCTTTTGTTTCTTCATCTATTGTACTTGACGGGTTCAATGCATTGATAACCATTTTGGTTTGTCTAACAAAAAAAGTCTTACCACTTCCCCATCTTCCATCAATTGCAATTGCACTAGCTGATTCTTGAGCTTGCAAAATATTATAAAAATAAACAATATCTTTATTTCTATTGATCGGGTCATTATACAAAGTTTCTATAATATTTTCCTCTGTAGGTAGCATTTCATACTTTTTCATAAATAAGAGCACTCTCCTTTTTATAAACATGTCTAATATATATTATATCCTCAAAGCCGACTTTTTTCCATAGAAAAAATGCCCCAGCCTAAGCCGGAGCGTCATCTCTTTTCCATATTAAACTACCTTAAACATCTTCTGCGACATAGGTTTCTCTTTCTTCTGCTCAACCTCCGCCTGTGCTTTCCTAAACTCTTCCATCCGTTTCAATTCTTCCTCAGCATCATCGAATCCGATATGCGTGTACACATTCATTGTAACCGATATATCCGAATGCCCCATGAGGTACTGTAGTGTCTTAGGATTCATTCCCGATTTTGCCATATTCGAGCAATAGGTGTGTCTGCATACGTGTGGATGTGTCAAGTATAGGACAAAAAAAATTTTATTTTTTTCTGCCGAAGACTATCTGACGCTTCCATCAGGTAGTCCCAGCACCTTTATTATCTTCTGGTAAGTCATTCTTGTCCTGCTCAAGTTACCTCTATTCTGAAAAAATATCGTCAAAATTCCATTCGATTTCGATTTCATCCTGACTATGAACACGGATCACCTTGATAATCTCACGCAGCTTCTCTGTATCGAACTTCTGAATTCCCAAGAAATCTTTTAGTTTTATTTTATCAGAAAGTTCATTTTGTTCAAGAAGCTTTTTACTATTCTCCGCATCTTCTATCTTTCGTTTTATTTCCTCCAGCTGTACACTTATCTTTCCTGCTCTCTGCTTATACGAATCACGATCTATACGACCATCTTTGTAATCATCATAGAGTTTCATCTTTTCCGAGGTCAACTGTCGGCTCTGTTTTTGCAATTCTGCGGTATTGATCTCTTTGTCGTCGCATTGCCTGTTGGAAGATACTTTCTTTTCTTTTTCCAATATTGACGCTGCATACTGATGAACAAGCCCAAGGATATTCTCCTCCAACGGTTCCCGCCGGATCACCAGACTTCGACACACAGGATCTCCATTGGTTCGGGCATCTGAACATTTCAGCAAATGCTCTGTTTCTTTTAGCAGAGAATGCCCGCAGTTAGCACATAGCAACAATGCCGGCTGTTTTTTACGTCTTTCCAGAGTAAAATTGGTACGTGATTCCGCAACACTTCTCTTCTTTTTCGGATGCATTTCATTTGCTTTTTCAAACAATGCCCTGTCTATAATTGCCGTATGATGATTTTCCAGGCGAACCCATTCTGTTTCATCATTCAGAACTGCTTTATGACCGGTATGCATACTGCAACGTGTTTTTCCCCAGATTCTGGTTCCAATATAAATCTCATCCCGGACAATTGCCGCTACTGTCGTAGGGCTCCAGTGTTTCTTTTTGATCGTGTCAAACCTCTGGAACTGCACCTGATCCCCTCTTGATAATTTCTGCTCATCACAAGTGGCAATCGCCTGTCCGTTCAATTCCCTTGTAATATCCGCAAAACTTGTTCCTTCCGCTGCCATCCGAAAAATCATTTTCACGACTTTTGCAGCCTCTGGATCTACTTCCAGCCTTCCATCTTTTCCTTTTTTATAGCCATATCTGGCATTTACCGGAAGGCGTGTACCATTTCTCGTTCTTGTCTGCAATGCTGATGAAATTTTCTTGGACAAATCCAGGCTATACATATTGTATACCAGATTCTGCAATGCTACATTCATTCCACCAGTCATTCCGCTACTTGCTGCACTGTCATAGCTGTCATTAATCGAAATAAATCGAATCTGTAGAAGTGGAAAAATATATTCAATATAAAATCCAACTTCCAAATAGTCTCTTCCAAATCTGGAAAAGTCTTTCACAACTACACAGCCGATCTCTCCGCTTTTCATGTCATCCTGCAGCTGTTGAAATCCCTGCCTTTTAAAATGAGTACCGCTGACACCGTCATCCACATATTCCAGAATATCCGACTCAACTACACCCAGCTCATCAATTACAAATGATTTTAACAGAATTCTCTGAGAAGTTACACTGTCGCTCTCTTTTTTGGCTCTGCCATCTACATTGTCATCTTCTGCAGACAAACGGATGTAAACAGCTGTTTTTCTAAGATCTGTCATCTTGACTGCGCCTCCTTCTCTTTCTTTAGTTTCTGTAAATCTGCAAACTGATCGTCATATACCAGCTTGATCTCATAATCATACTTACCATGGATAATAATTGAATCCACAAAGGCATCTGCCATTTCTTTTGTCAGCTTACGCTTTGACATATAAGTATGTATCACATTTCCCCAGCCTTCTTCAATGTGGTAATCCTGGGAATACCGAACCTGTGCCGCCAATACTGTGTCCAGACGGCTCTTGATATTCTCAATTTCATTGGAATAGATCCGAGAAAACTGTATGTATTCTTCTTCTGTAATCAAACGTTCGGAATAGTCTTCATATAAATCCGATTTACGCTTACTGATACGGCTTAGTTCTCGTCGAAGTTTTCCTACCTCTTTATCCAAAAGCAGGTACTGTGTCTGATTTTTGGAAGCTGCATTCATTTTCTGAATCATTTTTTCTGTATCCAATACGGTTTTCATATGCGTTTGGATCAGGCGAAGAACATCGTCATCCACATATTCTTTTCTGACTCTGTGCCCTTTGCATTGCTTTCCTCCGGATTTATGGTTAGTATTGGCTCCGCAGATATAAAAGAATGTGCCATTTCTTTCTCTGGACAACGTCATGCGGTTGCCACAGCCTCCGCACCATATCTTTCCTGTATAGAAATTATGGTTTCTAATAGCCCCATTGTTCTGCTGATGTTTCTTCTTATAAGCTTCCGTATATTCCTGGATTTTAGATTGTACCTGTTGAAACAACTCTCTATCTATAATCCCTTCATGCGTGTTCTCCACATGCACCCATTCACTCTCTGGTCGATTTCTCTGTTTATTTCCCTGGAAAACACTTTGCTGATATTTTCCAAATACAGAATCACCTGTGCAATGAACATCCTGAAGAACTCGTTTCACTTCATAATTGTTCCAGGGTTTTGACTCCGGAAGCGGCTTCTCACCGGTTTTATAGAATTTTCTCTGTAAAGTCGGCGATAAAACTCCATCTTTATTGAGCTGTCTTGCAATATCACTATAGTTCCTGCCATCCATATACATAGAAAATATACTTTTCAAATGTTCTGCAGCTTCTTCATCAACGATCAGCTGATGATGGTCTTCTTCTGACTTTCTGTAACCATACGGTTCCCAGGCACTTGTAAATTTTCCTTTTTTCCAAAGAGCTTTTTTTGCGCTGCTGCTCTTTTTGGCAAGGTCTTTCGAATAGAACTCATTGATAATATTCTTCAGTGGAACTGTAAGATCCACACCCTCTCTGAAGGAATCGAAATCATCTGTCACAGCCAGGAATCTTACATGAAAAAACGGAAATACTCGTTCAATATAGTTGCTGGTTTCGACATAATTTCTTCCAAGTCTGGACAAATCTTTTACAATAACACAATTGATTTTTCCATGCTTGATATCTTCCATCATCTGTACGAATCCAGGACGGTCAAAATTTGTACCTGAATAGTCTGAGTCCTTATAAACTTCCGCAACCGAAATATCTTCCGTATCTGCTACAAAGTTTTTCATCAATTCCACCTGGGTTTCTATCGTCCCTCTTTCTAATGTTTCTTCTGTTTCCATTGAAATTCTGGCATACAATCCTGCCCGGAATGGTCTTCTCACCTCTGTCTGGACGGTTGCACTGCCGACTACTGTCGGAATGTTTTTCCTACTCTTTCGTGCCATTTTATACAACCTCCTTTACCTTGACCTGCAGATTATTATCATCATCTACTACCGTATCAACTCCCATAGCCGGTAATTGATTCAGCAATGTCTGATAACAATCATCAAAATCAAAAGTGATCTCTATATTCTTTTTATCATATACTCTGATTTTCCTGATCAGTTCTACCACCACTGTGCGGGACAGTTCTTCAATATCCTGATATTTCACAAAATAATCCAGCCAGGTATTGGCATTGTCTGCTTTTTCCAGCTCACTATCCATTTCTTTCTGGATTGCACGGATACTCTCTTCCGCATTTCTAAGCCTCTTTCCATAGGCTGCATGAAGCTCTACATAGTCTTCTTTTGATACAATGCCCTCTTTCATATCCGAATAGAGCATCATCCGTAACTCCTTACAACGTTCTGTCTCCTGTTTTTTCTTCTCCAGCCTGTCCTGCAGCTTCTTCATATTGATCTCCTGAAATGGCACAGTACCAACAAATTCCAGGACTCTTTTCAGGTGCAGGATATTCTGGATATGCTGTTTCAGCATCACCAGTACGGCATCTTCCAGATCCTTTTCCGGTATTCTATGACTAGAACAGCGTTTTGTTTCTTTATTTGCGGAACATAGATAATAAGCATATTTTTTCCCTGCCACAGTAGAAACCTTTCTTGTCATAGGTGCACCACAATCCGCACATACAGCAATTCCGGACAACAGATATACCTGCTTTTGGTAAGGTGAAGTACGTGTATCCATGCCCAGAAGCCTCTGCACAATTTCAAAATCACGGTCACTCACCAGTGGCTCATGATTTTTCTCAATCCGGATCCAGTCATCTTCCGGTTTCACATAAGTCTGCTTCACTTTATGGTTCGGTGTTGTCCTTTTTCCCTGCACAAGATTTCCGATATAAACCTCGTTTTCCAGTATCCTACGGACTGTAACGGAACTCCAAAGTGCCTGTTCTTTCTGCCGGAAGCCAGTTTCATAATGACTGCCGCTGCTGATTTTATATTCAAATGGGGAAAGAATACCCAGTTCATTTAAACGATTAGCGATCGCATCCTGACTCATTCCCCGCAGCTTCATCTTAAAAATATCCTGTACTACACTGCCTGCAGATGGGTCAATCTCTAATTTATGCTTATCTGTCTTTGTCTTCCTGTATCCAAATGCTACAAACGGAGTCACGCACTCACCTTTTTTCCTCTTAATCTCAAGATTACTCCTGATCTTAATAGAAATATCACGACAATAAGCATCGTTGATTAAATTTTTAAATGGGATAATGATTTCGTCTGCCTGATTCTTTCCCTTAAGACTGTCATAATTATCATTGATAGCAATAAAACGCACACCAAGAGCCGGGAATAATCTCTCGATATACTTCCCGGAATCAATATATTCCCTTCCAAATCGTGATAAATCTTTTACCACTACGCAGTCTACAATCCCACGCCGGATATCTTCCAGCATTGCCTGGAATGCAGGGCGCTCAAAATTAGAGCCTGAGTAGCCATCATCAACTCGGACTGAAACAACTTCTATATCTTTTTTGTCTTTCAGGAAATCCAGAATCAAAGCTTTCTGGTTAGAAATGCTGTTACTTTCCAGTTTTGCTGAACTAGAAATATCGCCATCTTCTTTAGATAATCTGACATAGATGGCGGCATGATAGATTTTATTGATATTCTGATACATATCTTACCTCCTTTTATTACGTCAGAAAATCCATGTAATAAAAGGGGGCTGCATAATTTGTCCTTACTGACATTCTAACACAGTCCCCTCAATCTTGCCAGTACTTTTTCAGACACTCAGAAGCATATTCTCAAATGCCTGCTCCATAGATATACCGTTATTGGCAAATCTGACTTTTACTTTCATATTGCCGATCCGGACCAAATATGGATTTCCTACTTTATTCAGAAAAATATCTCTCCGTTCCTGAAGCGATTTATTTCTGTCTGCTTTTATCATCCGTAGATCAGTCATTTCATTGATATCTACATCACTGAAATCCTGCTCCAGATAGTTTCTATATTCCTCTGCCGTCATGCCCTTCTCCTTCCATTCCCATCTGAATCTGTACTGCTTTCAGTACCCGATCCAGGCTCCACTTATTTACTCTTCCGCATTTCTCAATAATACATTTCGTAGAAATGCTCATAACCTGTTCAGCCAGTGCCAGGCTTCCTTTTCGGATTCCCGTCATATCATATTTGCTGATAAATACATGTGTTGGCAAATACCGTTTCTTATAAATTCTTGATGTCAGCGGAACTACCGTTATGACTGAACTGTATGT